GCATTGTATTCTTTCTCCATAAACTTCCTCATATCGGCTCTCATTCTTTCAATGAAAATCTTATGTTGATTGGGCTCATGGAAATCCATGATAACTTCATCTATGGTCTTAGTGTTAGTCACGGGTCTTTTACGGACCACGCGAAACTTCCACTTATCCCAAAAATTGTCAGAATCAATAGATGGATCAATTTCATGGCCACCTTTCTTAGCAAATTTAGCCTTGACTTTAACCTCAATGAAGATAAACCTACGATAAACTGCAGCAGATTGGTTTGTCACCAAATGCGCATTAAGCTTAGGATTATTTGTGTCAATAACTACACACTTACCGAGAAAAGGAGTTGATCCTTTACCATCTAGAGAAGCCATATTGACTTGTCTTGGATGGGAATCGATAAGAGATGTTAGTTCACCAATAACTGGTTCTCCTCTACTCTTAGCTATACTAGCATGAGTGGACCCAGGTTCAGAGTAATGAACAAAAGGCGTTGAGTAAGGATCATAACCATCCCAGTAATCTGAGGTGGGGTCTCTATCAAAAACCATGTTGTAGTCAAAACTCCTTCCAAGGATCGTTTCTGAGAACAAACCCATTACAAGATGCAAAACTTTGCTCTTACCCACAGCTGGTAAACCATGTACGACTATACCATAAGGGGTGGGACGTTGAGCTGCACTAATGCGCAGTTTTACTCGGTTAACTTCTTTTTCAAGATCTAACTGAAGCTCTCGTAAGAAAGTACCTTTACTAGATACAGGACTTATCTTGTCCAACATGGGTGGGAAAACAACCAAGAGTTCTTCTCCTTCAGCGATAAAATCGCTAGCACCCATTCTTCCAGCTACTGGTAATCCAAAGTAGAGGTTCTCACACCTTTTAAGCAAAATACGTGATTTTGATATCAAGCGTAAATGAGGATCTTTATCAAATAAAACATTAGATAAAGGAAATCCTTTCTGTACCATCTCTGCGGCTCTAACAAGAACCGCAATAGACTTAAGCATCGATGATACAGCTTCAATGGCGCTCATTCTAGGAGCAGGACCAAAAGAGGATGTAACCCATTTGTAAACATCTTTCGAAAAATAATGTTGACCTGCCACAAGTAATATCAAATTACGAGCGTGTGTAAAAACGTGAGACTCGACAACAGAATCAACTTTAAAAGCTAAATCATCAATCGTGTCTGCAAAAGATTCAGTTTTCATATGATCAGTGGTTGGTCCAGTAATCATATGGGTGTCAAACAGTAAATCTTCCTTATTTTCGTAATCAACATCACTATCAGAATCGATGTCATGTCTGTCACGATTAGGAATTTCACCATAGACGTCACCTTTGTGGTTAACAAAGCATTTTTGATTTCCACGCTCTTCAACATGGACATGTCTACTGGATGAACACCAATGTACAAAATCATCAACCTTATGTCGAATCCTTTCTTCATCAGAGGCTCTCGCCATCATCTCAAGTATCTTCTCTATATTAATTTGAGTAGAATAAGCATATTGAACTGTATGGAAATACAGATCTACTTTT